GACATTCTTGATAAGTTAGACATCTACCACTTCTCACCCCCTGGCATGGGGCTCGGGCGTGCGGGTATCCCCGACATCATTGCGTGCTACAACGGGCACTTCATTGCCATAGAATGCAAAGCAGGAACCAACAAGACCACGCCCTTGCAAGAGCGCGAGTTAAGCAGGATCATGAATGCAGGCGGTGAGACGTTCGTAGTGAACGAAGACAACATAACAGAATTACACGAAAGATTATTATGGATGGACAAATAAATCAAGAAGAACTTGAAAGGATTGTTGAGGGCATGACAGACAATCAACAAGCACATTTCAAAATGCTTATCACTGCACTAGTGCAGTGCTACGCCGATGGTGGCCCAAGCGCAGTAGTTGTTAGAGGCTATGCCGATGATCCCGTAGCAGAAGTATTGACTGTCAACGCGGGCTCAATGGAAGCAATGCAACTCATGCTCTCTGCCAATAACTTTTTTAACTATCTCAGCTTACGAGATGCACCACCCCGAGAGGAATTTAATTGAAACCATACGACCGCATACTGACCATAGACTTTGAGACGCGTTGGGACAAGAAGGACTACACGCTCTCCAAGATGACCACCGAGGAGTACATCCGTGACAATAGGTTTATCGCGTTCGGAGCTTGTGTCCATGAGTATGGAAGCGACGATCCAATTGAATGGTATAGCGGATCAGAACTACCTGAACTCTTTTCAAATATCAACTGGGAACGAACAGCAGTCCTTGCTCATAACGCACAGTTCGATATTGCCATCCTCGAATGGGTATATTCCTGCCGACCCGCGTTTATCTTCGACTCCCTATCAATGGCACGAGCTTTACGAGGCGTGGAAGTTGGGAACTCTTTGGCCAAGCTCGCATCAGATTTTGGTTTGCCCCCTAAAGGAAACGCCGTTTACTCCACAGAGGGACTGGACGGCGTGGATGGATTACCCCCCGATGTGGAGCGAGAGTTAGCCGAGTACTGCAAGCATGATGTGTTCTTGTGCGAAAAGATATTCACCAAGCTAGCGCACCGCTACCCTGCCTCGGAACTTAGACTCATTGACATGACTCTGAAGATGTTCACTCGCCCAACGCTTGTGCTCGACCCGCTCATGTTATCCAATGCAATTGATGAAGAAAGGAACAGCCGTGAGAAACTACTACAGACCCTCGGCGTGGAAGAAGCTGAGCTCGCGTCGAATCCAAAGTTTGCTGAACAGCTACAAAAACTCGGTGTGGTTGCCCCAACGAAAGTCAGTAAAACAACGGGGAAACAAACGCTTGCTTTGGCTAAGAACGACGCCTTATTCCAAGCGCTTCTCAATGGTGAACGTGAAGACGTTGCCCTTTTATGTGAAGCGCGTCTACGGGTTAAGTCAACCACGGAGCGTACAAGGGCGCAGAGGTTCTTGGATATCAGTCAGCGAGGCAGTCTACCAGTTCCGCTCTCATATTATGGTGCGAAATCGGGTCGCTGGTCGGCAGCGAAAGGCTCGGCCATCAACATGCAAAACCTCAAACGAGGTTCATTCTTACGCAAAGCGATTATGGCTCCCGAAAACTACCAGTTGGTTGTCGGAGACTTATCGCAGATTGAACCGCGTGTCCTTGCGTGGCTTAGTGACTACGAAGATATGCTTAACATTTTCCGGAGCGGTCGTGACCCTTACGCCGCGTTTGGCGCACAGATGTTTAACATTCCCGGCCTTAGTAAAGAAACACACCCTGAGCTTAGGCAGTCTGCAAAAAGCGCATTACTTGGCTGTGGGTATGGTCTCGGGTGGGCATCGTTTGCCTCGCAATTACTCACAGGGTTTCTCGGGGCGCCGCCGATCAGGTATGAGAGGGCGTTTGCTAAGGCGCTAGGTGTTAACCGCCAGTTCTACGAACGCTTTGTTGAGTGGCAAGAGAACGAGGCGAGGCTCAGAGACATACCCCACACCTGTTCCATTCAAGAGTTAGTGGAGCACGCTATAGCTTCCAAGAGAATCATAGACATTTACCGCAAAACGGCACACCAAGTAGTTGAGTTCTGGGGTGTCTGTTCAGTGATGTTAGAGAAATGCTTACACGATGGCGAGGAACGCAAATATAAATGCTTGACATTCCGTAAGGAAGAAATAGAATTGCCCAATGGAATGAAACTTCTCTATCCTGATTTGAGGATTGTGAAGGACGACAAAGGTAGGAGCCAGTATGTATACGGGCCAGACGCTACCAAGTTGTACGCAGGAAAGATAACGAACAATGTCACGCAGGCGTTGGCACGCATTGTGATGACAGACGGAATGCTTAGAGTATCCAAAAGATACTTCATAGCAGGCACAGTGCACGATGAGCTAATCGCCGTCGTGCCAGATGCTGAAGTAGAAGAAGCTAAGACTTGGGTCTTGGAGCAAATGTGCATGGAACCTCGGTACATGCAAGGCATTCCTTTGAATGCTGATGTTGGCGCACACAGACGCTATGGGTTAGCAAAGAACTAAGGAGAAGTAATGGTAGAACAATTACCACGCAAAATAAAAATCGGACTCAAGTGGTACTCAGTTGAAGTTGTCGAAGCGATGATGGACAAAGGCGAGATGGGTAAAGTAATTTACCCTGAGCAAAAGATTAAGATCGGAGCCAAGAGCAACATCACTGGGCGCAAGTACAAAGAGGAAGAAATCAGGGAGACTTTTTGGCATGAGCTTGTACATGCAATTCTTGTGGACATGGGGGAGTACGCTCTCAACAAACGCGAGAGTTTTGTAGAAGAGTTTGCCAAGCGGTTATCCAAAGCAATTAAATCAGCGAGGTTCTAATGAAAGTCAAATGGTCACACAGCGCGCTTAAAGACTACGAGGGATGCCCGCGCAGATACCAAGAAGTCAAAGTCTTAAAGAACTTTCCGTTCGTAGACAACGACCACACAAGGTATGGCAAGGTATTTCACAAAGCAGCAGAAGACTACATCAAAGCCGACATTGCTTTGCCTGACGAGTTTGGGTTTGCACAAGCAACGCTTGACGCACTCAAGCGCAAAGAAGGGCGCAAGTTGTGTGAGCATGAGATGGCCTTGACAGTTGACCTCAAGCCTTGTGCATGGGCAAGCCCTGATGCATGGGTGCGAGGCATCGCTGACTTGCTGATCATAGACGATGAGAACATGACGGCATGGGTGATTGACTACAAGACGGGCAACAACAAGTACCCTGACAGGGAACAACTAAAGCTAATGTCTTTGATGGTTTTTGCGCATATGCCCCATATCAGGAAAGTTAACTCTGCTCTTTTATATATTGTCAAAGACGATATGGTTAGGCACAGCATGGCTGTGGAGCAGGCGGAAGCTGAGTGGTGGCATTATCGCCAACGCGTGGCTAGAATCGAGCAGGCACACGAGACAGGCGTATGGAATAGCAAACCATCTGCGCTATGCCCTTGGTGTCCTGTGACAACGTGTGAGCATCATCCAAAACATTAGGAGTAACTTATGGCAACGAGAGACTACAAGAAAGAATACAAGCAAGACTTGAAGACGGGCAAGTCAGGGCCCGGCTCCGATCAACATGAGCGCCAACGTGCAAGAAGACTGTACGACAAGGAAGGTATTGAGCGCAAGGGCAAAGACATTGACCACATCAAGCCATTAAGAAAGGGTGGCACGTCAACTAAAAGCAACCTAAGACTTAGATCCAAGAGCGCCAACCAAGGCGACAATAAATAACAAAGGCAGAGTAAATGCAAATCATTGAAGACAAAGCGCTGGTGTTCCGTACGCGGAACCCAGCCAAATACAGCATCATTCCTAAACACAAAATACTAGGCGAGTACGATGATGGGTATGAGATAGCAGTTTATTGGGGCTTGGATGAGGTGCGCGTTCTTAAAAACCTTGGGGTCAAGAATGTGCCTTCACCCATCACAAAACGCTACACATGGCCAGGGCGGTTCACGCCCATGCATCATCAGATCGAGACAGCATCATTCCTTACCTTGCATAAGAAAGCATTCGTGTTCTCAGAGCCCGGCACAGGCAAGACGCTATCCGCATTGTGGGCGGCTGACTATTTGATGAACCGAGGCGATGTCAGGCGGTGCTTGATACTGTGCCCATTGTCCATCATGCAGTCTGCGTGGCTCTCAGACTTGAACAACAGCATCATCCACAGGTCAGCCATAGTCGCCCACCACGCGCAAGCTACCCGAAGGATTGAGATGATCCAACAAAACTACCAGTTCGTGATTACAAACTACGATGGGTTAAATCTCATTGCCAACGAGATCAATAACGATGGGCGCTTTGATCTGATCATTGTCGATGAAGCCAACGCCTACAAAACAGTCACGACCAAGCGATGGAAGTCCCTCAAGTCCATCATCAAGCCCGACACACATCTGTGGATGATGACGGGAACGCCTGCGTCTCAGTCGCCTGTGGATGCGTACGGCTTGGCCAAGCTTGTCAATCCAACGGGTGTCCCTATGTTCTTCACAGGATGGCGTGACAAGGTAATGAACAAGATGACCATGTACAAGTGGGCGCCAAAGCCTGAAGCCAAAGACTTGGTGCATGAAGCCTTGCAACCTGCCATCAGGTTCACCAAAGCGCAATGCTTGGACTTACCGCCTGTGCTCACCATGACTCGGGAAGTACCACTGACCCCACAACAGGCCAAGTACTACAACATGCTCAAAGATAAGATGCTCGTGCAAGCATCAGGTGAAACCATTAGTGCAGTCAATGCGGCTGCAGCCGTCAGTAAGCTCTTGCAAATTAGTTGCGGTGCAGCATATACCGATGACAAAGAAGTCGTTGAGTTTGATTCTGCGCCAAGGCTTGGTGTGCTTGAAGAAATACTTGAGGAAACTGATCGGAAAGTAATTATTTTTGCATTGTTTAAGTCCACGATTGATACCATCCACACGCACCTAAACAAGCGCGGTATCCCCACGGAATTCATCAATGGCACAGTGACACCACCCAAACGCGCAGACATTATCAGGAGATTCCAGAATGAGGAAAACCCTAGGGTCTTAGTGATGCAACCGCAAGCAACAGCGCATGGAATCACCTTGACAAGAGCCGACACCGTGATATTCTACGGCCCCCTGATGAGCGTAGAACAGTACACACAGGCCATTGCAAGGGCAGATCGCAAAGGGCAAGACTCGGACAAGGTGACAGTCATCCACATCCAAGGCTCGCCCATTGAGAAGAAAATGTTCAAAGCACTAGAGAATAAGGTGAGCGACAACTTACTTATTACCGAAATGTTTGAGAACGAAATAAATATTAACAAGGAGGTTGCAATGGCTTAAAACTGTTATACAATGTCTAACGCTAGACAACAAAACAAAAGTAAATTAAACACAAAGGAAAGTAAATGGAACAGACAACTGACGAGGTAATCCCTCTTGCACAACTGGCTAAGATATACCGCAAGATCAAAATGCGGATGGAAGAACTCACCAAAGAGTACGATACTCAGACAGAACTTCTCAAGGAAGAACTTGAGGCCATCAAGTTTGAGATCAAGGATCAGATGAAAGCGCAGGGCGCCACGTCGATCAAAACCGAGTTTGGCACAATCAGCCTTGTGACCAAGACACGCTACAACACACAGGACTGGGACTCATTCAAGCGCTTTATCGTTGAGAATGATGTCGTGGACTTGCTTGAGAAGCGTATCGCACAAGCTAACATGGCCAAATTTCTAGAGGAGAATCCTTCTCTAGTTCCCCCAGGGCTCAACTCTTCTTCAGAGTATGAGATTCGCGTCGTTAAACCAACTAAGTAACAACCATGTCAAACTTATCCGTATTTAATCCATCAAACGTACCCGCATTCGCACAAGGTGGCGAGTTATCCGACACAGCCAAAGCCCTCATGGGTGGCACAATCAACACGAGCAGACGCATCTCTATCAAGGGTGGCGTGTTCCGCATCGTGGCAGGTGGCAAAGAGCTAGCATCCATTGAGGATCGCCATCTTGATGTCATCGTGGTCAAAGCTGCTCCCAAGGTCAGCCGTATCTTCTACGCCAAGTCCTATGATGGCGACAACATCACTGGGCCAGACTGCTGGTCTAACGATGGTGAAACGCCTGATGCTTCTATCAAAGCACCGCAGTCCAACACTTGCATGACTTGCAAGCAAAACGTAGCGGGATCAGGGCAGGGTAATAGCCGTGCTTGTCGTTATCAGCAACGCTTGGCCGTCATGCTTGCCGACAATCCTGATGATGTGTTGCAACTCACGTTGCCCGCAACGTCCATCTTTGGCAAGGAAGAAGGCGACAAGCGCCCATTGCAAGCATACGTTAAGCACCTCGCCCTAGCATCACCTCCTGTGGACATCGAGAAGATCGTGACGCAAATGAAGTTCGATACTAAGGCTGAAGCGCCCAAGTTACTCTTTGCACCTGTGCGTTGGCTCACCAATGTCGAGTACGAGTTAGCTAAAGCCAAGGCTCAAACGCAAGAAGCACTTGATGCTGTGCGCATGACTGTGGCTCAAGTTGATGGAGTTAAACCACAAGCCCCCGCACTTGCAGGCTCACCGCCCGTAGATGTTGTGGCTAAGAAACCCAAGGTAGCGCCCATAGCCGAGGCCGATGAGGAGCCTGAAGTTCGCAAGGAAGCATCCAAGCCTACTGCAGTGCCTGCCAAGAAAAGCAAACTTGCTGACATCGTGTCCGACTGGGATGATGAATAATTAAGTTTAGGGGGAAAGCTGGAGGGATACAGCGAGTACCCCGCCTAAACAAATGCCATACTCAGACAAAATCGTAGACCTTGTGGCTCGATCTCCTAAGACTCTAGGTAGTACTCTTGGGCGATGGGCTATTCATTTGGATTTTCCCGTGACGAAAATCGCTTACGCACTTGGCGTTACCCGACAAACAGTTTACAACTGGTTTGAGGGTAAGGATGTGTTTGTCGCTTATCAGAATCGGGTTGAACTTTTAACAAAAATTATGTCTAGCTCAAAAACAGCAGACGAAGCATGGAGAAGAATATGTCAGGAATACAACCTAGAACCCTAACCAATGATGAGTTGATTCGGTTCAGTGAAACTTATGTGTACCGCCCCGAGGGTATGCCCATAGACTACCAAAAAGAATTGCTCAAACGCTTTATGCAAGCCGATGTGCAAGACGCGCGTCCTTACCCACAAAACGGCCAACTCGATCTCTTTAAATAAACCCGAAGGAAATGAATGGAACCGCTAGATTTTATGGCGGCGGTTCTACCGCCACCAGGTAACGGACGCTATTGCGTGGTAGAACTCACCAAGAAAAAGGAACACGTTTATGTTGATAATTTACAAGAAGCCGAAGCGAAGATAAACCTCTGGAAGCAAAAGAACTACGATGTTTATTTTGCGCTTGGCACGTTTGGTGATGAGTTGAATGACAAGCAAACCAACTACTCACGAACTTCCACCAACGTGCAAATGGTTAGGTGCATTGCTGTGGATGTGGACTGCAACCATCCTAAAGATATACCTGATGAGAATGGATTTATTAAACCGAAGGCGTACGCATCAGCCAAGTTGGCTGTTCAAGCGATCATAGATTTTTCCAATGAGATTGGGCTGAGTGATTTAGGTCAGCCGTGGTTGGTTGCATCGGGCGGTGGAGTACACGCATACTGGCCTTTCCATGAGGCCGTAGACAAAAATGAGTGGTTGCCTGTAGCTGAAGGATTCAAGCGCTTGTGCTTTCAAAAGAAGCTGGCCATTGATCCCACAATTACAAGCGATGCCTCTAGAGTCTTGCGCGTACCCGCCACCATCAACACAGGGGTCAAAGCAAACAAGCAAGTCAGAGAAGTCACCAACGTTCGGTTCATGAATGAAGGTGACTTGTTCAACTTTGAGGACTTGAAAGCCATAATAACCAAGCATCTTGTGGGGACAATGTATGAAAACGTGGTGTCTCAACCCGTGTCAACACACTCCATAGCACTGCAAGGAACTCCACCAACATCTACTAGCGCCACGACTGTAAAACTTTTTGAGAATTCTGTAACCAAGTTTGGTAAGATTATTAAAATCACAGCGCAAGGCGGAGGGTGCGGTCAGCTTGAGCACTACATCAATAACGCTAGTGAAGATGGTATGGAGCCATTGTGGCGTGGGTTGTTGTCTTGGACTAAGGTATGCGTAGACGCAGAGAAAGCATCGGTGTGGTTGAGCGACATGCACCCCTACTCTCACGAGAGGATGCACGACAAGATCAGTCAAATCAAAGGCCCCTACCCTTGCATAAAAATGGATAGCGAGAACCCAGGTGTTTGCCCATCATGCAAGCACTGGGGCAAGATCACCAATCCCTTGGTGCTTGGCAGAGACACCGCAGTAACACGCACAGAAAAACTAATTGAGATCACAGACACAAAGGAGAACCGCACAATCAAAAGACCCGAAACACCCAGAGGCTATGCGTATGGCGAAAGAGGTGGGGTTTTCATGGAGAAGGAAGACTTAGACGCAAATGGCAACAAGGTTGTTAAACAGATTATGATATTGCCTTACGATTTGTTTCCAATAGACATCCTAAAGAATGGCAATGAACACACAATCCATATGCTTGCACTACGACAACAAGGCGCACAGACTGTGACGCTTCCACAAAAAGTAGTGGTCAGCAAGGATGAGACTGTCAAGACTCTGGCATCACAAAATATTGTGAGCGCCTTTGGGTCTGGAAATGATAAAAACTTAGCAGACTATGTGAGAGCGTGCGTAGAAAAAATGAGTACAGAAAAAACACCCATCGAAGTTCCCGCAAGTTATGGTTGGCAAGCCAACGAAGACTTTGTATTTGCAGGAAAGATTTACTCCAAGGGCAAAGAGCCAGTAGCCGTGCCCATGCCAGGCTTGGAGAACATCGTCAACAACACACAACCCACAGGAGAACTCCAAGCGTTCCGTAACTTTGTAAACCTTTTGATACGAAAGAAAATGTATGATCACCTTGCGATCATTCTTATGGGCGCAGGTGCACCGCTTATGCGCTTTACTGGTATCTACGGGCTGACAATCCATTGCGGTTCTACAGAGTCAGGTACAGGTAAATCCCTTGCCTTGGAGGGCGCTGCTTCTGTGTGGGGTCATCCTGTTCATTATCGTACGGGTAAGGGAACTTCTCCTGTTGCGATGCAACAAAGACTAGGCTTGCTCAACAGCTTGCCCCTTGTAACGGATGAGATCACATCCAAGAACCGCAACGACTTTGAGTGGTTCCCCGAGTTCTTGCTTGACATGACTGAAGGCCGAGGCAAGGAGCGTATGGAGTCGGGCTCAAACAAAGAGCGCTTGAATTTGTCCACATGGATGAGCACAGCAATCATGTCGTCCAATACCCACGTCGTTGACACCTTAACTGGAGACAGGAAACACGCGGCTGAAGGTGAGTTAAGACGCTTGATCGAGTTTGTCATGGATGAAGAACTCAAGTGGTCGCCCGAAGACATCGAGATCATTAAGTCTATCTCTCACAACTATGGGGTTGCAGGGCATCTCTTGGCGCAATACATGGTGGATAATACCCCGTTCGTTGCTAAGATGGTGACAAGCGCTGTGACTCAGATGTACCTAGACTTTAACGCGACCAACGATGAGCGTTTTTGGATGGCAGGCATTGGCACGATGGTGAGCGCAGGGCTACTCATGAACTCCCAACATGCAGACATTGCTGAGTTCCCCATGAACGAGATCATTGAGGCGCTTAAGAAACGTATTGCCTACATGCGCAACAATATCAGGGGCAACAAGCGCAGTGCCGAGGATGTGCTTAACGGATTCATTCGTGAGTATTGGGGCAAGTTTGTGATCATTAATTATGGCGAGAAGGGTGGGTTGTCTGCGGCTATGGGTGACGGCTCCATGATCGACAGGGCAACCACCAAGGCCAACGTCATGGGGCGCGTAGAGAATGGGGTGACTCCTGGATGCAAGGACTTCTACATTGAAGAACGTCTCTTGAGATCGTTCTGTTCTTCGATGAGCTTTGGTTACTCAGACTTCAAGAAGCAAATGGAGAAGCTCTACACAGTCACATACATGCCAAAGAAAGACATGATGGCCAAGACCAACGGCCCACAAATGCGCGTAGGTACTATGAAGATTAGCCGTCGCGAGGAGGACGCTAATGACATCATCGCCACTGCGAATCCGATATCCTTGGAAACATCTTGAGCGAGGGCAGGGGTTCTTTGTCCCCTGCCTCGATACGGAGGCCGTCAAAACTGAGGGTCTCCAACAAGCGCTAAAGCACCGCCTCTTCTACGCCAAAGCCAAAGTTGGTATTAAGAACGGTCTTAGCGGGGTACTGTTCTATCTGTAGCATCACGCACGCTGTTGGCAAACTTAATTTTCATTTGCCTAACATAGTCAAGCTTTTCTCTTTTTTGCTCGGCTGGCATGTTGCTAGCACGGATTGCATTTTCATAAGACGTTAAGTCTTTCATGGTGCTTGTGTAGTAGTCAGCTACTTCAGAGGCGGCGTACGCGTTGCCTGTTCTATGAATCAAGTCTAGCGCGTCTGCTTTTTCACCCTTACTTAGGCGCTCGTCTACTGTGTTGGCAATTTTCTTAATATCGTCCATGCGCTTGTAGACATTACTAATGATGCCCCCTGCATCATTTGGTTGGAACGCGCCTCCAACCACAGGCAAATCCGACAACCGCCCTGCGGTCTGCTCTGGAGTACTGCCCTTGGGCACGCCCATGCTGATGGCTTGCAAGAACGCAAGACCCAGCGTGCCTGTATATCCCCTCACCAACTCTTCCATAATGATCGGCGATGTGCCAGTTGCTTTACCAAATGCTTTGGCAGCTTCTGTCGTGTTCGCTCTAAACTGATCTTCAGGCAACAAGTTCTGTTCTGTCTTGGTCAGTATGTCGCGCCCCGTGTAGAACGATTTGCCAAGCCCCGCTTCAATCGCAGGTTTCAAAGCCTGCGGTATGCCGTAGGATGAACCGCCTGGTATCAGATTTTTCATGATCCCGCTAAAGGCTTCGACAGCTTCTTCGCCACCATGCTTGTTGACCATTGTGTTGTACAACGCCTCGGGCAACGCTTTGAAGATGTACCCAATCTCAAATGGAATTGGCAAACGCACAGGCTCGTCAACGCCGGGAACACGCACAAACCAGTTGTTGTACTTTTGATCAGGAGTGGCGTTTTTATACGCTTCATCGTCTTGCATCATCATGGTGTAGGCAAGCGTACCAGCGGCCAACATTGCGCCTCTTGTCAACAACTTTTCTTGAATCTTTAATTTTTCATTGAAGGGCAACTTGCCCGTCATGGCTTTGTACAGCACGTTCAACGATTGAATCTGAGCATTAAAGAATGGAATCAAAGAGTTAATAATGTGCACGCTTGGCGAAGCGCCACGTTTATTGAAGTTC